CCGCAGTTTGAGTTCCTAATTGAATTATACCACTTAAAGCTGCAGGATAATCTGCTGTTTCAGTCCAAGCAGAACCATTCCACTCTTCGGTATCAGTTGTTGTAGGTGCACCTCCAATTAATAAACCAGCTGTTTGTGTTCCGTTATTACCTCTATAAAATTTTGCTGTATTAACTTCAGCTATTTCTGTCCAAGAACTTCCATTCCAAGACTCTACACTGTTTACTGTTGAGGGATCATTTCCTGTTGCTGCTATTGCTGCCGTATAAGTTCCAAAACCAGATAGACCTTTTCTACCTTCATTCACTCCAGATTGACTTGACCAAGTTCCAGCATTTATAGTTGGATCTGTATCTCTTGTTTGTACTGTTACGCCTTTTACTTCTTTATACGTTGCCATAATTAACTCGCTGTTATTGTTAAATTGTCTATAGGTACAGTCCACTCTTCTACTGTAGCTACCCTTGTCGTAGTGTATCCACCTGCAAAAATTTGACTTGTTCCACTAGCCATAGATACGCCTGCTGCATATCTTGCTGTTGCTAAATCATTTAATTCTGTCCAACTGGTTCCATTCCAGCCTTCTGTTTTCGCTTGAACAGGGGGTACATCACCACCTGCAATAATAGCTAAAGTTTGAGTTCCAGAACCACGAGGTCTAGTTCTAGCTGTGTTAAGGTTATTTACTTCTGTCCATGAACTTCCATCCCAAGTTTCTGTATTAGCTGTTACAGCTGGACTTGGATTTTGACCGCCTATTACTAATCCAGCAGTA